AGGATAACTCTTCTTTTTGGACTTTCATAATGAAAGTTTGCCCCCATAAATCCATCAGGATACAATTTTGTTACCAACACTAAAGGGTATTTGTCCCAATGTGGTAATTGTTTTTTTGTTTTTGGGTCATATTCAAATAAGTAAACATCTCCGACCATAATAGAATCTGTCACATTATCAAACAGATAATTGAATGCTGTTATTCTTTGCTTAGGAGCAGTATTTGCATTTTCTTCCTTTATGGTCTGTATAATACTCATACCTTTAATTCCTGTTCTGTTAATATTTTAAATTCCCATTGTCTATCTTTACAAAACTCTAAAGCAGCATTCCATTTTGCTTCATTTATTGCATATGTCTTAACTTCAGTTATATATTTTTTTGTATGACGCTGTTGCTTTTTGGGAGGTGTTGTTTGCTTAAGCGGTTTGATCTCGATAATAAATTTCTTAGTCCCCCCAGTTTTAATGCGTGCTCTGACATAAAAATCTGGGAAGTACCTATGGATCCGATTATCAACAGGAGAACGGTAAGGGATGACGATTTCTTCACTCCCCCATTCCAAAACGTTTTCATTGTTGTCACACCAGACCATAAACTTTTTTTCCCAAAGCGATCTATAGATAACATTTCTGAAATCTCCTTTGTATTTTTGGGTGTTTTTTGGTCTATATTTGCCACTATATGCCATAAAAAACAATAGATAAATATAAATATAGTCTTCTAGTCTTATTTAGATGAACATCGATGCAATTAGAGCCAATGTGGTTGGTGATTACGGATTGTCATCATCTAACAAATATCAAATTTCTTTTGAATTAAAGAATAACCTTTTAGTGGAATATTTATCTAATAGAGGTATTGATGGAATATCTTCTACGAATCCGATTGATTTTGAAAGTGGTGAAGATACTATAACTAATGCTACTATTCTAAGTTTCTTGGCAGATGAGATAAATTTACCTGGATTTAGTGTTGCTACTGGTGAATTTAAGGGGCACGTACCTGGGATTAACATTAGATATGCACACACCAGAAATTTTAATGAAGCAAATGTTTCATTTTTGATGGATATGAGTCATTTGCCTTTAAAATTTCTTAGATTTTGGTCAGATTTTATGTTTGGTTTTGAACAAACTGAAAATATTACTTATTCATTAATGAATTATTATGATGATTATACTTGTGATATAATTATTGATAAGTTAGAACCAAATGTAAGTCCCAAAAAGAGAAAAAGTGCAAAATCTTCAAGAGATACCCATAATGTAGTTACACGAACAAAACTATACAATGCGTTTCCTTATTTGGTGAATGATGCTACCATTGGAAATGGACCAAATCAACCATATAGGGTACAATCTACTTTTTACTACGAATATATGAGAACAGTTGATTCTGGAGATCAGGATCGACCTAGTTTTACGGATCAATTACCTAGAGATCAAATTGGTTTAAACTTTTTAGGTAGAGATGGAGAATTGCTTCTTAGAAATTCTAATATTGCTTAGAATTAAAGTACTAAATAATTTTATGATATGGAGTCTAATTAATGTCTTTACCTGTTTTAAACTCAGCTACTTATAACCTTACCGTACCATCAACAAAGCAAAAAATTAAATACAGACCATTTATAGTAAAAGAAGAGAAAATTCTTTTACTTGCATTGGAGTCTGAAGATGATATTCAAATTGCAAACGCACTGAAGGATATTATTATTGCTTGTGTTACTACTAAGGATTTTGATTTTGATTCTCTTGCTACTTTTGATATTGAATATATTTTTCTGAATATTAGATCTAAGTCTGTTGGTGAGCAAATTGAATTAATGATAGTTTGTCCAGATGATAATGAAACTGAACTGAAAGTTACTATTAATGTAGATGATATCAAAGTAAAATTTGATAAAGAACATACAAATAAAATTCAAATTGAAGATAACCTTTGGGTTGAAATGAAATATCCTGGTCTTGAGACATTTTTGAATCCTCAGGAAAATATTGATGATACTTTTGACTTTATTGCAAAGTCTATCAATAGAATTTACAATGAGGAAGATGTCTGGGATTCTTCTACAACAACAATAGAAGAATTTGTAGGATTTCTTGAAAATATGAGTAGTAAACAATTTAATAGTGTTCAAAAATTCTTTGAAACAATGCCAACTTTGAAGCATGAGTTAAAATTTAAGAATCCAAAGACAAAAGTCGATTGTGTATATGTTATAGAAGGACTAAGTAATTTTTTCGGATAAGCCTCTTCCACAATTCATTGGAAAATTACTTTAGGACTAATTTTGCGTTAATGCAGCATCATAAGTATAGTTTACATGAACTTGATGGATTAGTCCCATGGGAAAAAGATATTTACATTGCACTACTTAAGCAATTTTTGGAAGAGGAAAAACAAAAGATAGAACAGCAACGTAGAAATCGATGAATTCCAAGCAATTAGGATTGACAGAGTATAATGACATCATACTGTCTTTGTATGATGCAAATCCTATTGCCAACATTTCAGAGTCAGTAACTAAAACTGAAAAAACACCAGAAGATCTAAAACCAGATAAGAAAAACATAGGAACTGGTCTTCTCTATAAAGAAACTATTAGACTGAGAAATGTATCAGTTCTAAATGTAAAACTTGCTGAGAAAATATTTAAGTATGAAAAAGAACGATTAACTGCTTTAAAATCTTCATTAAAAACAGGAAAGTCTAGATCTGTAGTTCCTGGTTCCAGTAAGAAGAAAAATAAAGAAAAGAAAAAAGAGAAGGATGAAGATCGTTCTATAAGAGATTTCCTAAAAGCTCCATTTAGGAAATTATTGAGTAGCATAAGAAAAAAAATATCTGATTTTTTCAAAAAACGTTTAATTAATCGCTATAAGAAACTTCCTAAAGCAAGAAGAGATGCGATAAGAAGAAGAAAAAAAGCAATTAATAGATTTAGGAAAAAAGGTGGAGTTAGGGGATTCTTAAGAAGAAGAAGTGCTTCAGTTTTTAGAAGAATTGTCGGATCAAGAAACGCTGCTAGACTTAGATTATTTAAAATGCGTGGCGGGTTCCGTGGGGCAGCAACCCGAGCAGGACGCAGAGCATTTTTTGGTGCAGGAAGAAAAGTAAGAAGTGGACTTAGTAGTCTTAACCAACTTAGAAAATTTGCTCAATTTTCAATCCAGGATGCAAAGGGACCTACTAAAACACCATCAGTTAAGAAACCTGGAATTGGATCTAGAATATCTGACGCTGCATCTAAATTAAAAAATTCCAAATCAGCACAAGGTATCGCTAAAAATCTTGATAAATTAAAAAATTCTAAATTAGCACAAGGTCTTGGTAAAAATCTTGGTAAAATTAGAGGTATTAAGCCAGGTGGGATTGCTTCTGCATTGTTTGCTGGATTTGAATTTGCTGGAAGAAAGTCTGAGGGTCAATCCAATTTACAAGCAGGTGTAGGAACTGCTGCCTCTACTGCTGGTGGTCTTGCAGGTTTTGCTGCTGGTGCAAAGGGTGGTGCCGCTCTCGGTGCCACGATTGGTACTATCGTTCCTGGTGCTGGTACTGCAGCTGGTGCAGCAATTGGTGGTCTTTTAGGTGGTCTAGTCGGTGGTTTTGGTGGGTCTTTTATTGGTGGAAAACTTTCTGATGCAGCAACTGGAGTTGATGCCCCAAAACAAGCAAAGGATTTAAATTTAAATCAATTTGGAGAAGGTGGAGAAGTAAGTAAACCACAACTCGTTCTTGTGGGTGAGGGGGGAGAGACTGAGTGGGTCGTTCCTAAAAGTAAACTTGCTTTTTGGTTAGGTAGTAAAGATGCATCTGAATACATTAATTTTGGATTAGGAGATCTTGTTTCTGGTGCTTCTAAGTATTTAAAATCTTTAGGTGAATCTGGATCTGGCGTTCCCGAATTATCTGCGGCAAAATCTATAGGAGATTCTTCTGATGTAAAAGTTTCTAACGTCTCTAAACCAAAAATAGATGTAAATGGAAATAATTTAGTAGAAAAGTTTATAGAATTTATTAAGAAAGGATTTGATATAATTCTTGGTCCTATAAAGAATATAATTGAAAAAGTAACGGGAGTTATTAAAAAGTTCACAGATTTAAGAGATCTACCAGGAAATGCACTTAGATCCGCTGGTAATGTTGTTTCAAGCATATTTACTCCAAACGCGGCAGCAGCAGAACTTGGAAATGCAAATATTGCAGCAGTATCTTCACCTGAAAATATAAGTTTTGGAAGAGTCACTGGAAACAGTGGCAGTGTTGCATATGGAGGAAAAGAAAACGCATCATTGTCTGTAGCATATTCTCCTTTCAAAGCATCTGATATTAAATCTAAAAATATATCAATTGTATCTGGAAAAGGATATAGAAAATCAACTGGTACTAATCATAAAGGATATGATTTACCTGCTCCAGCAGGAACACCTTTGTATGCATATCTTCCTGGTAAAGTTACAAGAAATTCGGTAATAAGCGGATATGGAAATGCACTTGAATGGGTTGATGAACGTTATAATCAAAAGCATTTCTTTGCCCACATGCAATCTTTATCCCCAGTTAAAACTGGACAAAAATTTAAGCAAGGGACTTTGCTTGGTTATGTTGGAGATACTGGCACTCCTGGATCATTCCATTTGCACTGGGAAATTGGCGGAAACGGATCTGAGATTGATCCTGGTCAGTGGGTTAATACTCACCCATTAAAACCAATAAATAAAGATACTAAAGTTGGCGAAGATCCATTGGACACTGCTGAAAATGACATGAGAGTGTCGTCTATTTTTGCTAAACCGATTACTCAACCAAGTCCACCGCAATATATTCCAATTCCTATACCCTCAAGTAACAAGGCATTTGCGTTAAATACTGTTACTCCTTCCTGGGGTCATGGTGCATTAGTAGGAGGTAATTAGTAAATGGCAAATTATCCAAATAGAGCAGTAAAGAAATTTACAAGACCAGGAAGCAGAGAGATTGCAACTGGGATTGTTCTTGCCTATGGTCTTTTTCCACGTACTACTGATGGTATAAATGCAGCAAAGAAATTTATTAATGCTAGAACTACTTGGTTAGCACCTTCCGATCTTCCTGATTATTATAATGATATTGACAGTGATTTAATGGTTGGTAAGGAAACTGATGGTATTAGAAGCATTAGATCTACATTAAGAGAGTTTTATGGAATTCCTGAACCTGAAAGTAAGGTAATACCGGTAGAAGTAGTTAAACCTACTAATAAGAAAGCAGAACTTACATCTGATAAGAAAGAACCAACTACTGGTGAAACACAAATCTATAAACCAGCAGATAAGTTTGTAGATGATGCTAAGGAATTTTCCGATAAGCAGATGGACCAACTTGATCAAAAGTTGGAAGAAACTTCTGATGCAATTATGGATGTTGTTGATGCATTAATTGAACAACAAAAGCGAGATTTTGAAAATTTTAAGAGAAAGCAACGTGAAGAATTAGAATCTAACAAGAAAAAAAGAGAAAGTATAAATTCTTCTGAAAGCAAAACATCTATTAATTCTGAACCAGTTGATAAACCAATTAATCTGGAACCAGTTGATAAACCTGAACCAGTTACTGAACCTGAACCAGTTCCTAAACGCATTTCTGATCAACTTCGCGAGTTACTTGAGGAAGTAGCTAAATCTGACGCTAGGGCACTTCGTGAAACTGATGAATTATTAAATGAAGTTGATGAGATTGTAGGTAAAAAACCACTTAGACCTAAAAAAGACGAAAATTTATTACCTCCATCTCCAACAGAACCTCCAAAACTTCCAGAACCTCCAGAAAATTCAAATCAATATAAAGAACCAATTGGACCTGACCCAATGCAGGGTCCAAACCCAATGCAGGGTCCAAAAGAACCACCTGTTCAGGGTCCTAAGGCACCACCTAAGAAAACGGTTGCACCTGAAAAGGATGAGGATTGGGAATCCGAAGTTCCTGACCAACTTGGTACTAAGTTGGATGAACTTATTAATCAGGTACAGAAAGATCCTCTTCCTCAACCGACTCCCAAAAAAAGAAGAAAAACTAGAGGAAAGAAACCATTAGAAAGAAAAACTCCCAGATTTGATGCAGATCAAATGGGAATAACGACATCACTTAATGAAATACTTAACAATGTTGTAGAGACTAGAGAAGCTTTATTTAAACTTTATAAGATAACAAAGGAAAGATTTGAATTCAAGAAAAAAATTGATAAGCAACTTACTGCTTCTTTACAAGCAAAAGTTAGAGAAGATCAGATTGAATCTGGTAATGATGATAATGCTCCTTCCAAAGGAAATGGATTGATCTGGAAAGATAAAAAGGATGATGAAAAAAAGAAAAAGAAATCATTTTTAGATCAATTAATCTCTACTGCGGTTGTTAGCGCAGTGTCTTTGGGAATACTCCCTGGCATTTCTAGTCTTCTTAATAAAGATGATGAAGAAAAGAAAAAACAGGAAGAAGAAGATAATGCTGAGGTGCCTTTGCAACCTGAAGAAATAGAAGATAATGAACCACAACCACCAGAGCAACCACAACCACCAGAGCAACCACAACCACCAGAGCAACCACAACCACCAGAGCAACCACAACCACCTGCTGCACCTGCTCCATTACCAAACACTAGTATTCGGGGAGATTATGATTATCGTCCTCCAATGATGCCGCTCCGTGCTGCTGCAACTGGAGGTAAATTTGCAGGAGGAGAAAAGAAAAAACTAACACCACTAATTTCCAGAGGTGGAGTTAAAAAAGATCCTAATATAAAGAAGTTAGCAAAACCACTTGTCAACGCAATAACGCTACCTCAAAAGGCAGCTACTTTGGGAATGTTAAAGGTGGGTCAAAGTATGTTGGCACCATTCTCTGTGTTTATGCCAGATTCTGCCAAGCAATTTGTTACCGGTATATTTGAAAAGGTAGCAAAATCATCTGGACTTAGTTCTGTTAGTTTTAATTTTGATAGTAACGTTAATATTTTTGAAAAACTTAAATCATTTTTTACCAATATTTTAAATTCTTTGCTTGGTGGAGCAGCAAATGCCGGAGAACTTCCTTCTGGAGGTAATTCTGCAGGTAGAGGCGGATCTGGTGGCGGAAAAGGGAGCAGCGGCGCTGCTGGTAATGGTCCTGGCGGATCTGGGCAAGATTTTGCTACTCTTGCTACTATTGCTGCCCTTGAATCTGGATCTGCTCAGGGTCAAGCAGACGTTGCTCAATCTGTTTATAATAGATTGGGCGATACTGGACAACAATATGGAAAGTCAATTACTGAGATTTTGACAAGAGATAGGCAGTACCAAGTTGCTTTTAAGGATCCTAACGCTACATCTGGTCCTGGAACTAAAGTTGCTGATGTATTCAAAAACATTAAAACTGAAGATGATGCGGTGAAAGCGATAATGTATTACAAGAAAGCTCGTGGGCAAAATATAACCGAAGATCAAGCAAGAAAACTATATAAAAGTTCTGCAAAAGCAATTTCTGATCCAGAACTCATGAAATCTGCTGCTGAACATGTTGGTGGTAGAACAGAGTTTCTGAGTGGAAATCAGTACCAAAGTGGTGATGCTTATCGTGGAGGAGTAAATGATAATACATTTTTTGCCAAGTATGGATCTCAAACTCAAATGCAAAGAGGTGCTCAAGCAGCACCTGAGGGATTATTTAATGAACCTGCACCTGTACCATCATCATCTGCACCATTAAGTCCAGTATTTAACCTAGATAGTACTAATGCACAACCAGGAAACAAAAAGTCTGATGGTCCTATGACTAGTGCTCGTAGAGAAATGCAATTGCAACCGATGCAATTTGCTGGATTAACTTTACCTCCACCAGTTACCCCACAACCAAAACTAGAAGATTTCTCATTCGGACCAAGTTTTGCAGGACTTGCACCACCACAACAACCAGGAAGTTAAATAATGACAACTCAACCATTCATAGAAAAGAATTTTTATATTGATCTTGTAAAAATAACCAGAACTGATGGTAAGGTTGAAAATCTTGATCAGGGATCTGTAATTCAATTAGAATATAGAGAAGGTTTATTTAATAAATTTATTTCTGTTACTTTAGTGATATCTGATACTACCAGTGGTATCACTGATGAACTTACTGGTATGGAAAAAGTAGAACTTAAATTTACAGATAGATCTAATAAAATAAGTTATGACTTTACTCAAAATTCTACTAATGGACCTCTATATGCATATAGAATTCATAATCGTAAAGTAGTTGATACTGCTAAAATCGTTGCAATTGAACTTTGTAGATTGGATGCAATTAATTCAATGCAAATCCGAGTATGTAAAAAATATGAAAAGGTCAAAGCAACTGGATTGATTGGAGATATTATTGTTAATGTATTAGGATCCAAGAAGACTATTACTGCAGAAGATAGTACAAATAAAATATCGTTTATTCCGCCAAATTCCAGACCTTTAGATGTTCTGATATGGGCAAGAAATAAGTTTATAGGTAATGCTCAAAGTCCCAGAGGTAAATACAAAAGTGCTGGATATTTGTTTTATGAAAATTACAACAGATATGTCTATCAATCTGTAGATAAAATTGCAGAAGCAAATAATGTTGAATATAAGCAAGTATATGTAACTGGAACTGGAATTGGTGGAACTGACGACATCTATAGGTTTGAAAATATTGAATTTGTTAGCAATATAGATATGATTGAAAATTTTGATAGAGGATTTTATAGTGGAATAATTGATTTCTTTGATATAGTTAATTGTTCTGTAACTACTAAGAAATATTCTCTCAATGAATTATATTCTGGTTGGACAAAGATAAATTTAAAAAATAAGAAACTTCCCAGCACACAAAATGAAGCAACGGAAGAAAATTTAAAAGAGGGATCTCTGGAGCAAATTGCTGCAGTAGAAAGTCAATATGCAACTAGATCTATGACAGTATCCTATAATAGGGATTTATTTTTAGGATCTACTGATGACGCAGATCAAGATAGGTCAGAGTTTGAAAACACAGTACTACAATCCGTATCAAGATTAGGTATTTTTACCAATCAAGTATTGACAGCAACGGCAAATGTTGGTAATATGGCATTGAATATAGGTGATCCTATCAGAATAGAATTTTATAGTCCTTCCGGTAAAATAGATAAAAAATATTCCGGAAGATATCTTATATCTGGATTAACTCACCTATATACAAGGAAAGAAGAAAAATACCAAACATTTTTTACACTAATACGAGATTCATTCGGACTCTAACATGGAAAACATCGAACAACATATTGAAGCAGACAGGGAAGAATTAAGCAATCCCCAAATTTCTGCACAACGTCGTCGTCATATTGAAGACGAGTTGGAACAATTGGAAGCTTATCAAGAAAATCATCCAAATGATACACATGACCCAAATCCATTAGAATTGTATTGTGATTCGCATCCAGATGCGGCAGAATGTAGAATTTACGAAGATTGATTTATGTTAGGAGCAGCACCAACTTTAGAATCTAATTACTGGTTTGGCGCCCAAGGCAATCGTCTATGGGTTGGTCAAGTTGAATGTGATGGAATAAATTCAATTGATAATAGCAAACTAGAAGATCCCGATGGTTCTAATCGAGTAAAGGTTAGAATAATGGGATACCATACTCGCAGTAGAGATAAACTTAAACCAAATGAATTACCATGGGCATCTGTAATGATGCCAGCAACTGAAACTGTAACAAGAGATGGTGCTGGCACTGTTCACAGTTTGATTAATGGTATGTGGGTTCTTGGTTTGTTTATGGATGGAGAAAGTGCTCAACAACCAGTGGTTTTGGGGTCTCTTGGAATCGTTGACAAAGACCAACCATATCAAGATAGATTGGATGCTCTTGGACTGAATAACGATTATGTACCACCAGATAGAGTCTTAGAGCAAAGAGACTCATTAAAAAGTCCTACCGGTAATTCTCAAGCAAATCGTGGTGGAACCAAGGGACTGCCATCGTCTGCAGATAGACGCCAAAAATCTAATGAACAAGTTACACTGGGAGTTGCCAATGCTAAATGTGGTCCTAGACCGGAAAATGAATTTACTAGAATTCTAACCGATTTATTTAAATTTTTATCAAATAATGAAAGAGTTGGGAACAAAGTAGTAGATAAACTTACTGGAAATGTAGTTAAATCTGGTAAAATTATTTCTGCCTATGTGGGAAGACTTGCAAATGCAGTTAATGGTCTTTTAGGAGATACCAAAGCACTTGTAGTAAGAGAACTTAAAAAGTATCTTCAAAAGTTTTTTCAACCATTAATTCAAGCATTATTGCCAAAACAATCGGAACGTGGTCCGATAACTCAAGGAATTGTAAAAGCACAGGACATACTTTTTGAAGCTATTAAATGTATCTTCCAGACAATCTTTGAGAAAGTAGTTAATTTAATTATTAATATTGTAACAAAACTGGTAGATGATGTACTCAATACTGCATTTTGTCAAGTAAGCAATATTTTAAAAGGAATTGTTAAAGAAATCCAAGGAGGAATTACTAAAGCATTAAAAGCACTTGGTCAAGTTTTTTCTTTTATTTCTAAACTTGGAAATTTTGGTGGAGGATTTATTAAAGCACTTGGACAGTTGCTTAAACTTTTTTGCGATGGTAAACTTTCTTGTGTTTTAGGTATTGGTGAATTTACCACTGGGGTTGGGGAAAAACCAGATAATTCTGTAGATGCATTTTTAAATAATTTAGAAACTTTTGGAGGAGCACCGAATGCATTAAATGTTGGATTATATGGTAGTGATTCTTTTCTTTCCGGTGTGGAATCTACTAAGCTTATAGGTAGTGATGGAAAAGTTGTTACTGGATCTTTAGATTGCAATAGAGCAACATCGTTTAATTTTCCAAACATTCCGAAAGTATTTTTTACTGGAATAACTAAGAATCTTAATAACTTCTCATTCAATTCCGATACTGGTAGTATCGTTGTATCTCCAAATGGAAATCGATCGGGAACTTTTAACGGTGCAGATTCTAGTACATTTGGATCTGGTGGTACTGGAAATGGCACAGGAGTGAATGTTGGAACTCCTTTAACTGTTAATGGCGTTGCCGTATCTTCTGGTGGAACCGGAGGAACTCCACTAACTGTAGGATCAACTGGAGGAACTCCTGTAATTTTTAACGGATTGCCTGTAGTTGGGGGAGGAACTGGAGGAACTTCTATAACTTCTAATGGTGAATTTGTTACAAGTGGTAGTTTACCTATAACAATTGGTGCAACTGGAGGAACACCAGTAAGTGTTGGAGGAACTGGAGGTAGTAATTTGACTGCTGATGGAAATCTTGTAACTGTAGGTGGAACCGGAGGAAATACTGTTATTATTGGACTAGTTGTTGGCACTGGTTCTGGTACAGGAAGTGGTACTGCTGGATTTACTGGAGGTACTACTGGTAATCCAGAAACTTTAGAGGATGCATTTAATGATAATCCGTATCCGCCAAGTAGTTATGACGGAAATATAAGTGGTCCTGGTAGTAATGATGATATTCCTAGAGGAATTCCTGCTATAAATTCTTTTGGAGAAGTTGTAGGTGTTGTTATTACTAATCCGGGATTTGGTTTAGATACCCCACCAAATGTCACGATATATCCATTTCCCGGATGGGGAGGTGGTGCTGAAGGGTTTACAACTTTAGATAATAATGGAGGAGTTGCTAGTGTTGTTATAACAAATACTGGCAATGGATACCCATATTTTAATGGATCTGTTTCAAATTCTGATGTTGTTCCTACTAATCAAAATGGAGATCCAGATTATACTAAGATTAGTGGAGCTTATGTTGAAAATGAATTTTGGTTAGGTATAATTACAGAAGAAAATCCTCCAGAAGTTATTCGTACTGGTGGTGGATATGACGAAACTTGTGCTATTATTGTCGAACCTGGAGAGGATGAAGTTAATGATGTAATTTTACCAGAGTTAAAACCAATTATTGAAGATGGATTTTTAACTGGTGTTCAGGTAATAAAACCTGGATTT